GGGGTGGATCGAGGTCGTGCCCTCATAGGTCACGGCGCTCATACGCTGGGTGAAGGCGTTCACTTGCGGAATGCCCACTTGTGCAACTGGGAAGTCAGTTGCGATGGCACACGATGAGGATTGGAAACCGCATTCACGAGATTGCGCTTCACATCGTTGGCTTTCATTTTCGTTCTCTCCAAGTTGGGCACAATACCCAGATCGTAACTCGCAAGTTACGACCAAGGCATTGTGGGCCTGTTCCGAACGCATCGGTGACAGGCCCAGATTACCGTCTAGATAATCTAATCCGCTCTAGGCGGTTGGCAAAGCGTCAAACCCTACGCCCTTTGTCGGGATCGATCATTGGGGGTCCGCAAATATACGTCTATTTCAACGGCAAGTTTTATCAGAGAGATTGCGCTCTCAGCTTCACATGATGCTAACGTGGGATCGAGACATGATCGGCTTTTCCTCTTATGATTTTCTCACACAAAATGTAATATTATTACATTTTATCCTCCTATAATCACAAAGATACAGGGTCGGGATCGAACCGATTGAGCCTTGCTCAGAGCAGTACCATGCTGGCCAGCAGTCTGCACCTGTACCTATGTGATTATAGCATTCAGCCCATCGCAGTCGCTGACTACGGCGTTGAACTCCACAATGGGCTGAATTTCTTACACCTTGGTCAAAATGCCAAGGCGAACCAGTTCGTTAATCATGCGATTGGACGCTTTCCAATCATCATTGGCTTGCGCCGTAAACAATCGGTAGATATCGGGCTTCACGATCACGATAGACTCCAAGCAGGGACAATCCCTGTGAGAAACATCGCACTTCACGCTTCAACTTACATTGCCATGTTAGCTTGTTTACTAAGTGAGGGAAGATGTGATGTTTCACACAGGGATTGCTGTCAGGCTGGAAACCAGACAACAATCAGAATTAGAGCCACAATGGCGGCGGCAATCATCACCTTTTCGGGGTGGTAGTTCAGCAGATAACCCACGGTTTTTCTCCCAAATTCACGGATGTGGTAAAATAGTACCACATCCATGTCCAAAACCAAAAGAGCCTGTCACGCGGACCCGCTCAGGACTGTTGGATCGCTATCAATCCCGACCGTATCTTGGTAGTTGAGCGCAATTCCACCGGAATACCGGGGTTCGAACGGACATACTTGCGCGTCGAGTGGTTGAATACCCACTTGCTGGGCTTGTAGAGCATGCTCACGGCGTTTCTCACTTTCTAGGTCCAGAGCCAAGCCGGGGGCCTTACGGCCCCCAGCGGGGTTCTTAGGCAGCTTCTGCGATGGGTTCGACTTCGGTGGCCGCGCTCTGGACCTCGACCTGCGGCATAGCCGCCATCAACTGCAGGATAATCGCGTTCTGGTCCAGAAGCGGAACCCGGTCGAAGAGCGTGGCGATCTGGTCTTCCACAGGCAGGATATCGCGCAGCTTGGTCTCGATGCCGGAAAAGACCGTGTTCTTGTCCAGCGTGGTGTCGGGCTTGGCCAGTTCCTTGGCCAGACCGTCGAACAGGGCATTGAGGGCCTTCTGGAAGTCGTATGGCTGGGCCTTGCCAGCACGTTCACACGTCCACCACTCTTGAGCAGCCGCACCTTCCACGTCCATAGTCTTGGTCTTGTCCTTGGACCATTCCTTGGACTTGGGGTCAAGGGTGAGCCAAGTGTACTTCAGCACCCACTCCTGCAGGGCCACGTCGAGGTTCTTGCCGAACGATGCACCCACGCCCAGCAGGGCGACCATGCGGTCATAGTCGCCATGGTTGTGCATGTGTGTGACAGCACACATGAGGGCCGACTGCATGTCACGCTTGGCCGACATATTACGCTTGAAGAGCGAATTTGCTGCGGCCTTGAACTCTGCAAGGGTCGAAAGTTTGTTGTAGTTGATCGATGACATTTTTAGATTGCTCCAGAAATGTGCAATGATTTGCACATACAGACCCTAGGCGTTTACCTAGGGCTTGCGATGCAAACCTGTGACAATTTCTTATTTGATAGTCGGTCTTTGTAACCTTAGCATGCCACAACCTTAATCTGGTACGCACGGGAACCTTGGTATTGGCTCACCCGTGGTGTGGGTACGTCCTATCTGGGCAAATATACTTATAATCCTCGACCGCTGGGTAAATAGCGGGCGTCGTCACACTTCCTTATGCTAGACCAGTCCACCCGTTAAGGCTTGTCGCTGCTCTTGACACAATTCACACGTGACACGGATTAACTCCCTGTCTCACAAGTATGGCCTTATTGCTCTACCCCGCAGGGTCGCATGATGTGGGCCACTATGATCCCCCTGTGTAGGAGATTTAGCTTCGCCGGTCGAAATCTTGAGGGACTTCGGGCATAGTCACAGCTTTGGCACTTGAGGCTTGACTAGCAGGTCCTTGCCCCGCCAGCCACCGGAGCCGTCTGCCCCGATGACTTCAATCTAACAGGACTGTGCCATAAGTCAAGGGTAAGGTGTACACCTTTTTTCAACGATATCAAGGGGTTAGACCCCCCTATAGGCCAAAATCTAGTGAATAAAATTTTGAAAAAAATCAGGTGCTATCATAGCACCCTAGGTCCAGAACCAGACCCACAAAAAGAAAGGGGTCCCGAAGGACCCCTAGTGCATCGTTGGCGAATCAGGCGGATGGAACTCTATCCGGTAGCCTTGATCCATCGCGGCGACCCTCATGATGTTGAACAACTCGTTCAGCCCCACGGAGGGGTGTTCGTCCCCCACCATCATGTGGATCATTTCAGTTGCCATCACATAGGTGATGACCTCGGCTGGAAGCTTGCCTTGTACCGTAAGCAAGTCCACCAACTGTTTGCCAAACTTATTGGCTTTCTTTTTCACGTTCATGTCAGACTCTCAGGTTGATGTGTTTGTATATAACTTCCTGAGCGCCAGTAGAGTTCGTTATGATCTCTTCATCGAAGCCAAAGACTGGTTGAAGCTCTCGCATCATGCGAAGGAAAGCTTGCAAAGACACCCTTTGAGGTGTGCCAATCCCAATACAGAACGACCAGTACTCCCCATGGAGTTTGGTTGCACTAGTATGTGCAGCCTCTTTCTTGGTCCGGTCGATAGTAATACGCGGTGACACGGACAAGAAATAGCGAACGCTATTGTTGTCTGTGGCCATCTGGTCAATACAGGCCATGTGACTAGTTGGCAGCGTGTAGTCCTTGTTCTTACGAAGTCTCTTGAACCCTTCCACAGCCCAAGCAACAATTGCTTCCTTCTCATACTCCAGAATGATCTGGGCCAGATCGGGAATGCGTTTGTCAGCCGGAACGCGCTTGTTCCACTCGATGATGAGCCAACGGCGATTAAAGCCATCACTAGAATCTTTAGTCTTAGGCAAGTGGTTCGAGTTGAACATCTGGGCACAGACCGGACGAAACTGGAACGGAGTCTCATTCTTGTTCTGACCAGTGATCTGCTCACCTTCAACGATCTGCTTGAAGATGTCGCCGGGGATTGGCTTGTTCTCGCTCAACTCACCAGCGAAGTTGATCACCTTCCCAAACATCTGGATCGGCAAGAACTTGTCGCCCCAGTCATGCGGTGGAATAGACGAAAGACTATTCTCAGGGCACAGACCACGGATGATGGTGGACATGACGGACTTGCCGCTGCCCGGTTGCCCGAACAGACAGAACGCCCGCTGATACACCGGTGCCACACCGAACAGTGCTGCACCAATCATTTCCTGAATGGCTGCAACCTTATCCATGTAGTCGGCATCTTCTGCCCAGCTATCGTCAAGATACTGGCCAAAGATCGGCATGTGTCCGGCAGTATTCGGTGTGTACCGGTACGGCAGGATATAGGTCATCCCATGGTCAGGACTGTGGTCGATCAACTCCAAGTCTTCCGTCAGGAAGCCATTGGCGAAATTCAGGCCCTTTAGATTGCCGGTTTTCAATTCCTTGGAAATCAGCGAAGCCATAACCTTCATCACACCCATGTAGTCAGAGTACCGCTTACAAGCAGGGTAAGACCCATACTCGCTGGCAATGATCCGCTGCAGGTACGCCTGATCGGTTTCTTCCCAGTAGGCACCCTTCCACTGCCAGAACTTGGTGGCGAAGTAGCGAAGCTCACCAAACTTACTGATGAACTTGATAGCCGCCTCGGCAACCTCTTGGTGAGACTCACCAGCGATGTCGCCATGACGCAGCGAGGCCATTTGCTTCCGCAGCGTCCCCACTGTCAGGGTGTTCCCACTCTGCTGTTGGATGAAACGCAAGATGCGTTCCTCGTCCAGCACGGTCATGGAGCCCTCGGCACGAGCAATTCGATCCAGAGCCACATCGATAGCCTGAGCCCGACCCTCAGAGTTCTGGTCAACGTGACGCTCAAACTCGGTCACAAGGTAAGCCATGATCTTGTCGATAGCCCACTTCTCGTCGTCCTCGGTAAAGGACAGACCCAGCTTCTCCTTGTCAGCCGGGTCCATGCCCTCGTCCCAGCCAATAGGCAGGGCAGAGCGGCGTTCACCGGTCACATCGCGAACAAGGAACTCAACGATCTTGGACTGTGCCTTTTGCACAGACAACTCGTCGCCAATCACCTTCTCCACGAAGTTGGTGACCCACGTCTCCATCTCGCCCAGCACTTCGATAAGCGTACGTTCGCCACGAAGCACAGCCCGAGCAAACAGCCCAGCCATGTAAACCATCTGGTTATCACGAGCCCCGGCAGGGACGAATGCGATTGTCTTGTTATTGGACGACCCAACGGACACGTCAACACCCACAGCGCCGAGCGCCGTGCGAATAACTTCCTCGATATTGGGTGGCAGTGTCGGAACAATAGAAATTACGTCATACAAATCCACGTTCGCCGTGTACGGACGGCCCGTATCAGGGTGGATTGAGGGCGGCAGTACGATTTGGGTGCCCTTAGACAGCACCTCACAGATCATGGACCCGTCACCACCGTTTTTGATGCGGTTGGTACGCTCACCGTTGTATTTGTAGATGCGAACCATGCCCTTTTTGCCCACACGAGTCCACGGAGTGGGTGGAAGCACCTGATCCAGCACCTTAAGCACCTTCGGATCGTCCGTATCCACGTCAATCGACACCAAACCCGACGATGGACCCATGGGAAGACCCATATTTCCGTTCGGAAACGTGTCCAACCACACCCGCTGCTCGTCGGCAGAGGGCATTTTGTCCGCAAATAGCTGCCAACGAGGGATCGCAGGACGCTTTTGGCGCTCGATTAGGGGGATTACAGGCAGGCCAGCGGCCCAATATGCAGGTGCATTGCTACTAAATATCGTCATTTTTTGTTCCCAAAATACCGTCGAGGCGCTTCATAAAGTCCGTAATTTGATCTTTTGTAAGCACTTCGTCCATAAATCCAAGCAAAGTCATCTTGAAATCGTTGATTTCCTTGATGTTGTACACCCGCTCTCGCATTGTCAGCAGTTTGTCCACCAAACTGGTCTTGGTTCGGAAGTAACCCATCTTGTCGGTACTGTCCGACACCGAAAGCTTGCGTCCGAAGTCTTCAAGGTCGTTGATGATGGCCTTAACCTGCTCTTCGATCTTGTCGAGGTCTTCCTCACCATCATCTAGAGCAAACAAATCTTCTACTTCTTCTTTTTTTCCTTCCCCAATAGTGCGTGAGGAAGAAAAGAACTTCTTGATAGTGTCTGAATAGGGACACTCTGGGTTATTGAGGTAACCGGGGTCTTTGGCGAGGTTCTGAACGACGACGTTGAGCGTCATAATCGTCTCATCCCGCAGTGAGGGATAGAATGGCATGGCTTAACTCCTGTAATCTAACAACTGTTAGATATTGAAAAGGGTGCATTCGCGCTAGGGAATTTTGCATCGGTCCTATAGACCGATGCTAAAACCTCATACCTTTTTTGAGGTTATCTAAAGCCCACAATGGTTGGTAGTTTTTGTAGTGACATGCCTCAAGGAACTGGTCCCGATCCGAAAGATCGAACGAAGCGAGAGGCTTGATATGGTCAAGGTGCCACTCGCCATGATTGTCCCATGACATGCCTTCTGTAAACAGACTCTCTATGTGGGCTTTGAACTCAGGAATGCTACACCCTAGGTCTTGTACCGCAGAGCCAGACTTAGACTGGATGTTGATTGCCTTGTGCAAACGACACCTCAAATTGTAGGCCAGCTTGTAGGCTGGATCAGATTTTAACCGGGACTGATGATACCCTAGCTGGTAGGTGCTGAGTTCTTTCCTACGTTTTTGACGATAGAGTTTCTTGCGTTCGGCAATGGCAACTCTGTTCGCCTCTTGGTAGGCTTTGTTGTAAACAGCTTTATCATCCTTATCTAAAAAGGGCATATTTTATCCGTCCGTCCGAGGCTTTTGTGGTTAACCCGTATCTAAAAGATTTCCGTGTACAAGTCAAAAGCAGATTTGCAGAAGACTCGGATACGATGACCTATTCTCAATGGATTGAGAAGAACACAACATTTAAGAAACGTCCCTTCAGCTTCAAAGGTTACGAATTTCAACGTCAAATCGTGGATGATATGTCCACGAATATGTCCGTCATCAAGTGTTCCCAGATTGGACTGACCGAAGTTCAGATGCGAAAGTTCGCAGCTTTTCTCGCTCGTAACGTTGCCGTCTCTGGTATCTTCACCCTTCCCAATGATGACATGTATCGTCGTGTTTCTACAACACGTTTCGCACCGGTTGTCAACGGGGAGAAAGTTTTTAACCTAGGCTTTGAGAAGCCTATCCGACGCATGGACCTTTACCAAGTCAACCAATCGTTTGGCTACTTCGTGGGTAACAAGGAATCCGATGCTACGTCGATTAACGCGGACCTATTGTTCCATGATGAAGTTGATCTATCGAATCAAGAGATGCTGGGCCTTTTTCAATCTCGCCTACAGGGTTCCGATATCCGAATTACCCAAGGCTTTTCCACTCCAACCTTTGAAGGATTTGGCGTGGACGCGACATATCGCACGTCCGATCAGCATGAGTACATGGCCAAGTGTTCACATTGCAATTCATGGAACATTCCCGAGTTTACCCCCAAACACGTTATCATCCCCGGTTTCCCAAGTGACCTCAATGACCTCACCGAAATCGACGCTGATATCGCCAGCCGACTTTCACTCAGCGAAGCCTACGTCCAGTGTCAGACCTGCCACCGTCCCCTCAATCTCCATGACCCAGAGCTTCGGCAGTGGGTCCCAAGGTTCGCAGGACGACGAGGACGGGGTTATCGAGTTACGCCCTTCTGTACCCCTCGCATAACCATCGAGTATATGGTTGACCAGCTTATTCAGTATAAGCAGAAGGACGCTATGCGTCGCTTCTACAATACGGTTCTGGGTATGCCCTACAATGATAGCAACGCTCGTCTGAGTGAACCTGAGATTCGTGCCATCATGGACGGGTCTGCGGTTCCTCAGCATGGTAAGGTTCCTATCATGGTCGGGATTGACATGGGCATCACCTGTCACATGGTCATCATGGCACTCGGTCAAGAGGTTCCAACTATTATCGGATGGCGTCAGGTCATTGCGACTAACCTCATTGACGAACTCAAAACGTTGATGCGTGACTATGACCTCATTGGCGGATGTATCGACCGCAACCCATATACTCCACTCGCTGAGGAAATTCGTGATCTTACGGATCAGCGAATCATTCCAGTTGAGTATGCTAACTCGGTGTTGGCACCGGCTGTCAACATCAAGAAAACCGAACTCGATGAACTCAGTCACATCCAAGCTAACCGCACAATCATGTTGGACGCTGTGGTTGGGGCTGTCAGAAAACGCCGCATCCGTTTCGCGGGATATGGGTCGCATGAAGCCCTCATTGTCCAGCATCTCCGAGATATGGTCCGCATCGAGGAACCAGACACTTCCGCCATCTGGCAGAAGCTTACCGGAAACGACCACTTCTTCCATGCCCTAGCCTATGTGATGTTTGCCTTTAGAGCCAATGAAGCCTTGCTATTTCGCTCTGATGCTGACCCTCGGATGGCCTTCGCAGCGAACCCACTCATCGCAGAGGTTCAAAGTGAACCAGAGATAAGCATGAAACGCAGACGTTCAGAACCCATGTTGTTGGGAGCTATATAGTTAGGACACCAGACCTTGGCAGCAATTTCCGATTTTTCTAACCTGCTCCAAATCGTCTTGGGTAAATCTGGGAAGACTGGGGGCGCAGCCTATACAGGCACGTTCAATCCTCAACAGACTGACCGAACACTTACCCTACCCGGTTATCAGGAACACCTGACCGACATTTTCGCCAGCCGTGGGGCTGACGATAGTCGTACGCTCATTCGGAATCTGATCAAGACCGACCCGGATATGTCCGCTACGGTCAACTCGTACCTAACTCTAGCAAACACCGAGCCTATGATTCTTGTACGTGACCTTGAAGGTCAGATCGACAAGGAAGCAACCAAGGATTTGCTCAAGGCAATCAAGCTGCTGACGGCTCAGGTAGACTACACTCTCGGCTTCCAGAACAAGCGTTCGCTCTCATCGCTGTGCGAAGAGATGCGTTACATGATCTTGCTTCGCGGGGCAATCGGGACTGAACTGATCTTGGACAAGGCCCTTGCTCCGACCGATCTGCGAATGGTGGACATGTCGTCTATCCGCTGGTACGAGAAGAAGCCCGGTGAGTACAAGCCCGTTCAGGAAATTCAGGGCGGCGCAGGTGGTTCAAACGAAATTTCTCTGGACATTCCTACATTTTTTGTGTCCTTCTATCGTCGTGACCCCACGGCTATCTACACTTATAGCCCTTTCATCTCGGCAATTAACACGATTGCGGCGCGTCAACAGGTAATCAACGACCTGTACCGTATCATGCAAAAGACCGGCTACCCTCGTATGGACGTGGCCGTTGTCGAGGAAGTGCTGCTAAAGTCGGTTCCGGCTGCGATCAAGGCTGACCAGACGGCCACTCGTGAGTGGATGAACCTGCGTCTGAACGAAGTTCGTGGTGCCATCGAAGGCATCCGTGCCGATCAGGCATTCGTTCACTTTGATTCGGTCACTCCCTCGATCATCAATGACAAGAGCCCCGGCGTTGGCATCAACATCGACAATGTCATCGAAACCCTGAACGCCCAGAACCAAGCTGGTCTCAAGACCATGAGTACCGTCATCGGTCGTGGTGCCGCAGGCATCAACACCGGTTCCGTGGAAGCTCGTATCGCTGCCATGAATGCTGACGAACTTAACCAGCCACTGGCCGAGACGCTGACCAAGATGTTCAGCTTCATCCTACACCAGACTGGCTACCAAGGTTTTGCCGAAGTCACTTTCGCCAAGGCTGAGCTACGCCCAGACCTTGAGCTTGAGACGATGCGGGCTCTGAAGTCTGCTCGTCTTCGTCAGGACCTGTCGGACGGCATCATCACGGATATGGAATATCATCTGCAGATGTACGGTCGTATGCCGCCAGATGGCGCACCAGACCTGAGCGGCACCGGCTTTATGACCCCAGCACCGGCTGGCGGAATTGATGCGTCCAAGGCAAGCCCGAATGGTGACCCTCTTGGCCGCAGTCTATCCCCTGCAGGATCAAAACAGTCATCGAGCAACGCGACTCCAGCCCAAAAAGCAAAACTGACACTCTCGTTTGATGTGTAATGAATCGCCTTGAATCTTTCAGGATTTGCATAGTAGCAACAAGTATATCATCTGATCAATCATGAAGCAAATTACCAAGACACCCGAAATCACAGCGTTGCTAAAACAGTCTGTCGGAACTTCCGTCAACACGGATAACTTGGCAGTCTACGAAGCTATTGCTCTGAACAACCGTCCGATTCGCAAGAATCATCCGCTGTTCAAGGGTGCGATTGCTGATCGTTCGCTTCTACTGGAAATGGCTGCGTCGCTTTCTGTTGAAAGTCTTCCGCTCCAAATCCAGCATGACACTGATGGACTCCCATCTGGTCGCGCCTTCCACGGACAGGTCGTTGATCGCGGTGCGGAGTCTGAGCTTCGAGTTCTGTTCTTCATGGACAAGAACGAGGACAAGCTGATGAACAAGATCGACTCGGGTACGCTCGATCAGGTCTCGGTCTCAGTCATTCCTCGCAAGCTGACAAATTCTAAGTCTGGCTTCGATTATCTCGGAGCCGAGGCTAAGCCAGAGAACATCTGGACCGGTACAGACGATAAGGGCAACACCATCGGTAAAGATGGTGTCCATGCCCGGATGGTCGGTCTAGGATCATGGCACGAGCTATCGCTCGTGGGTAAGGGCGGCGCAGAGAATGCCCGCATCGTTTCCCACGACGAGTCGTATTTTGGGTCTTCGTATCAGAAACTCGCCGCCAGCGGTGTAGACCCAAGTGTATTCTTGCTGGAGGCTTCTACGGAGAACGAAACAATGGACTTGTCCTCACTTACCGATAAGCTGGTTTCCCTGTCAGCCGACAACGCGACAGCAACAGCATCTATCGCTACGCTGACGGCTTCCAACTCTACGCTGACTGCTCAGGTCGCTGACCTGACTACCAAGCTAGAGGCCGCTGGGAAGCCAAGTGAAGCCCTTGTCACTGCACAGGCCGACCTTGCTGCAAAGACAACTGAAACCGAAACCCTCGCTGCCAGTGTTGAAGCCGCTGTTGCTTCGCTGCAGGTTGTTGCCAAGGCTGTCCTTGCTGCATCCGGCAAGATGGACGCTGAGGTTCCCAAGACCATCCCAGAGCTTACCGCTCTGATCGATGAGACAAAGGTCAAGCTCTCTGCCGCTCTGGTGGTTGATGGCAAGACTGATGAAAAGAAGAACGATGTTGACGCAGCCCCGGTTGCCAACTTCGGTGCCTTCCGCAGCCCAGCCAAGCGTCGCTAAGACCTTAAAGGAGATAAGATACAATGCCTAGTTCATTTCACGATAAGGTCACGCTACGCGGGTTCCACTGGGAATACTCAAGCCTGACCTTCAACCTCGCAGCCGGTATCACAGCCGCTGACGCAGGTAAGGCAGTTTCGCTAAACGGTGTTGTTCCCAACTCCGTAAAGCTTGCCGCTGACGGCGACAAGATCGTCGGTTACCTGTCAACCGTCGAGAACCGCGTAGTAGAGGGCATCCTTGTTGGTGCTGTCGAGCTACAGTTTGCCAACATCCTCCCAATTCTTCCTGCTGCCGTAGCCACTCTGGCTGTTGGTAACTCGGTGGTTGGCGCAGGTGGTGGGCAGATCAAGGCTGCTACTGCACATAATCCACGCGACAATTTCGTCGCAGAAATCATCGGCAACAACGCTGTCGTTGTACAGGTCTAAGGAGTTAACTGACCATGGCTACTAAGCCCCTTTCACAAGTTAGACGCCGTGGCGTTGAGGACCTAAAGCCTCTCATCTCTACGGACAGTCACGCATCTGCACAGGCTGGTCGTCAGCTTCTGTCAGAGGCTCGTGACTTTGGTCTGAACATGCGCGACTTCCTTGATCTGGCAATCAACCCCCAGATTGGCGAAGCTGGCAATCAGTTCCGCGACACAGATGGTAATCATCTGTCCGGCTACGAAGCGACACTGGCCACTCTGAACCTCCCAGTTCAGGATGACTTCTCTCGCGGTATCGTGCTGGAAGCCGCGTCTGACACGTTCCAGACCTTCCCCGGCACTCGTGCCATGTTCCCAGAGGTCGTTGACGATCTGGTTCGCTGGAAGTATCGTCAGGAGCAGCTTGAAAACACAGCCGCACTGGTGTCCCAGTCACGTACTATCAACGGCGTCGAGATGATCACGACCGTTGTGGACGACAAGGAAGACGACTACCGCGTTGTTGCGGCAGTAGCCGAGCTTGGTCGTGTGCCTGTGAAGACGATCCGTACCGGCCAGACAGCCGTTGCGATCTACAAGCACGGTGGTGGTATTCGTATGTCCTACGAGTTCCAGCGTCGCGCTCGTCTCGATCTTCTGACACCATTCCAAGTGCGTATGGCCCGCGAGACTGAACGTTCAAAGGTTCTGTCTGCAACCAACGTGCTGATCAATGGTGATGGCGTAAACGGCGTCGCTCCTGTTGTTACCCAGTCCAGCTTCGACTCTGCGACTGTTGACAGCAAGATTCACTACAAGGGCCTTCTTGGCTGGCTTCTGAGCCGTGCTAAGGCTGGTGTTCCAATTGATACCGTCGCTGGTAACTGGGACTCGTACCTTGAGTGGCTGCTGATGTTCGCGATCCCAACATCGAGCAACAACCGCACTGAGGCTGAGAACCTCGCCGCAACTGGTTTCCAGATGGGTGGCGTTCCAATCCTGCAGGGCGCTGTGAACTTCGTTCTTTCGAGCGGTGTTCCAGATGGTCGTCTCGTTGGCTTCTCGAAGGGTGATACCCTTGAGGAACTGATCGAGGCAGGCTCGAACATCGAAGAGTCTGAGCGCGCTATCCAGAACCAGTCGATCACCTTCGTGAAGACTGAAAACTCTGGCTACAAGCTGGCATTCGGTGACACTCGCTCGATCTACAACTGGAAGGCGTAAGCCCCAGTTACTATATAGGTGGAAGCCCGTCGTTCTAACCGGACGGCGGGCTTTTTCTTAGGGAAAATTCCATGCCAAAGATTCTAGTAGAAACTACAGGGGAGTTTGAGCTTGTTGACTTCACATACGGTGGGGCCATCGTGGCTCATGATCGCCCTTCAGTGGTTGAAGCAACAGTTTTCATTCAGACCCGCGCCTCAATTGGACAAATCCGTGTACTTGATACACTCACAGATGAGGCAACAGACGCCGAGTTTGAGAAGTATTTCAAAGACTCCGACAAAGATGTCGAACTCGCAATGGACGCCTTCAAAACCGCATACTCGTCTTCGAGTCAAACGACCACAACAAAACAGCAGGCTGTACCCAAAGTAAAGCCACGCGGGGATAACAAGTAATGCAGGATTTTCTGGCTGGCGAAGACATCCAACTATCATTCGTGTTTGGCACCGGCGCTGAGCCGGTCATCCCTGATGTTGGGTCTGTCACCTACACTCTACTAGGGCCAGCCGGGAATCCAATCGACGGAATGCAGAACGTTCCGATTACTACAGACGCCGCTACCTTTTCTACCCGAGTTTCTGTCCCCGCTTCCTACAATGAGATTGGCGTGAACAAGGCGTTTGATCGCCGCTCTCTTCTGGTCCGCTGGACCAAGGGTGGAGTTTCTGATTGGATGCGATTGAACTATCGTATCATCCCGAACTTCCCCTTCACCGTGACGCCTGCTGCTGTTCGTGCCTTCCTTGGCGTGAACAAGGGTGAGCTACCGGACGAAGAGATTGATCTGTTCTCAGCCTACATCTATGTTCAAGAGGCCGTAAGTGACCCTATCATACTTTCAAATGCTCTTAGCTCTGGTGACAGGGTCGAACTTCTGGCCAATGATATCATTGCCATGCGGGCAGCTATTGACCTTATCCCCTCGCTTCAGAACCGTGTCGCACAGTCTGAAAAGAATGGCGTGATGGGCTTTGATCGCATCAAGATCAAGGACTATAGCGGTCTTCTGGCTGACGCCTATGCCCGCTACTACGCTGGGCTTGGTCTGATCGACACTGGCGTGTCATCGCCAGCCAACTACATTCTTCTGGTCACAACGACAGATACCGATCCAATCACAGCAGGTACTTAATGCCTAGCCTTCAAACAACAGG